CATTAGTTTTTGCCCGCCCCGCCTGTGATGCGTAACCCATCAAAAACCCCTATCGGAAATATCCCGCAATTTGGGGAGAAATATATTGCTGCGCATATTCTGTGTTTTGATCTGCTGCAATTTGATATGACTCATCAGCCATTGGCTTTAATGTCATAGCGGCTTGAGGAGCCCATATCTGAGACAGCCTATACGCCAATCCATAAGCAAAAGCTTCGAGCCAAAGATATGGAATTTCGACATTTTGGTTGCCAGCCATGTTGGAATCTTGCAGCTGACGAACACGATAATACTTCAGATATTGAGCGCTTGACCCATCTGGCACAGGCCACAAAGTAACAGTTGGCGAAAGCAAGCGATCAAACCAATAAACAGTGGTAAAACCCTGCTGTTCTTTATTTGGATATGACGCATACTCTGTGCGGCTGATAGGCATGATAATGCGGTCAATTGGCTGCGCTGAGGAGTTTGTAATCTCCATATACGCATCCAAAATCATGACAGTGTTCGAATCAACCGAGTATGTTGATTGCCCCTGCACCAATGGCACAGTAATAAGATCGACAGCCCAAAGATTGACGCCTTGGTTAGACCAACGCGCCAACATAAGGTTGGTAGCCATTCTAGCCGCCTCAAGATGCTCTTGAAGCAAAGCAGTACCGCGCACTCCAATCAAATTGTAGGCGTAAATAGTTAACTCACCGAGCCCAGGATTGAAGTTGTAGGTATTGCTGGTCGCCATCTATCACCTTAAAAAGTTGTAGCTTGATCGTTGATAATCTGCACACCTTCAAAAGCCAATCCAACCGCCGCAGTTCCCGTGTTCATAGCAACTTGCCACTGAATGTCAGTTGTCGCTGCGTACATATTTGGATATGTGCGATCAACAAGGAAGTTACTTACAAATGGACGCTGCGCAAACACCGATGTCACGTTATTAATCGTTGTTTGTGTGCGATAGGTTGTGAACTGGCTTGCTGTATAGACAGTGCTTGTAAAACCCTGTGCGCGGTATAGATAAAAATTATAACCCGCAGGAACAGTATAAACTGAAGATTGTGAACGATTAATACCAGCGTTAATTTGCGAGTATGTTGTGCCGCCATTTTTAGCTGTAATATTCCCAGCAGCATTGCCAGACGTAATAATTATGCTGTTAATGCGGAAATAGCTGTTTGTCGTATTAACTGTACCAGAAGCATTTAATGTCACTGTTTCGGACAAAATATTATAGTTTGCATCAAGTCCGTTAATTTTAACCTGCACCCCTGCATCGGTTGCACCAGAAGCCGAAGCCACAGTCATCACCACAGCACTGGACGGGAATGCATAGGTTGAAGCGTTTTCCCAAGTTGGGATAAAAGATGTGCCAACAGAAGGCTGATAGCCATATATGCTTACGACAGAATGGTTAGTAATCTGGCCACGCGCTACCTGTAAATCAAATGGCTCATATTTGCCATTTTGGGTAATAGAAGGACAATTAATGCCTGTTTGATAGATAGTAGCCATAATTACTTACCTTTTCCTGAACGGGCGGCCGCCACGTTATCGACTAGATTTGGGTAAGGCCGACCAGCAGCTCTTGCACTAGCCTTCGCCTTTTGAACTTGTTTGCGGTTCAGATGCTTATGTGTAGCATCTTTTGGCGCAGATTTCTCCCAAAAAGGTTTGTTTTTCATCTTAACAACCCCATTTACGAAGAGATTTATTGATACGACTGTCAGGATCAGCAGCAGCTGCCGCGCCAGTTAATTTGCGCTTCATGCCCGTCATTCGTTCACAAAATGATTTATGGCGAGGATTATCTTTGTCTTTTGTTGGGGCTTTCAAATGATGCCCTTCAGAACGTGCAGACGCACGACCTTTTTCATTAAGGCCGCCAGATGGACTCTTGCCTTCTTTACGTTGCCACGCAGGTGTCTTAGCCATTATAGACTCCTACAAAAACGGGGGCTTTTATGCCCCCGCCATGTACAGATTAATGAGTAAAATTACTCGTTAATGCTGCCGCTAACATTGCGGCCAGGAGCAGGGGAACCCTTAGCAGCAGATGAAAGTGGGTTCATGTTTGAACCTGTGCGGCCACCAGACTTACGAGGCTTACGGCCAGAATGGTGTTTTGCCATTTCGCCATGTTTTGCAACAGTTTTTCCACCACGTTTACGCTTTACAGCTTCGTCTTGGACGTTGCTTTCAAACGTATATTTCTGGTTTTTGCGTTTCATGTCTTCGGCGGCTTCGTTAACTCCGCCAGATGCACGATGCTTACGACCCTTCATGTGAGTCTCCTATTAAGAAGCGTTGTTGATGCCTTGGATATAGAACACTGTAAGAGTGCCTACGCCACTGCCTGTGTTTGCGGAAGTTACTTTGATCTGAACATCTTGTGGGCCACCTGTTTGAAAAGTAGCGTTTGAGATGTTATCCCAGTTTGCAACCTGAGCTGCGCCTGTACCAGGAACAATGGTGAGCTGGCCAAGAGCACTTGCAGTCACAGCGTTAGCGGCAGTAAAAGCAGTTGCAGCTGATGTACCAGCAGTTGCACCAATATTCAAAGTAGCAGCAGCACCAGTCCAAGCAGTAGTCACCATCAAATAAATGTCGGTGATTTGGCTTTGGGCAGGGATCACAATTGTGGTAGCGCCGCTTGCCTGAGTAACAACAGCGGATTGTGCCATGTTAGCATAACCAGCGTTTGCAGTACCAGTCGTACCACCCAAAGCAGCAAGGTTGCCCGTGCCATCTGAGTGAATGACGTTACCAGCGATCAAAGGGCCAGTAAAAGTAGTCCCAGCCTGTACGGGGCTACCATTGTTATTAGGGTAAAACCCACCATTAATGTCTGACATATTTTGTCTCCTGTTTTTAGGAGCCTCTCACTTTTACATGAGAGGCATGCCGTCATTACGATGTTGGGAAGTTACCATAAATGGAACGCCAGTTGTAGTAACCGAATGAGTAGCGTTCGTAGCCTTTAACCAAAAGGTTATCAGTCACAAAATCAACTTGCATGTCAGTTTCGAACTTAATGCGTTCCATGTATGACAAACCATCAATGTTGGTCAGCAAGAACCATGCGTAAGATGAAGTCAAGAAGTCGTTCACCATATATGATTCTGGTAAACCACCTGCTGTCATCATGATAGCATTGGTGTCATTATCTGCCGTGCCAGGACGCAATTCTGTCTTGAGAAGACGGATTGCAACTGGTTCCAAAGAAGGCGGAATAATGAGCTTGCGAGCGCGAGCAAACGTCTTCAGACCAGCTTGGTCTCTGAAGTTTGTACGAACTGCAATCATTGCGTTAAGCAATGTCGCTTCATTGAGGTCAACTTGTGTTGATGGAGTATTAGCAACTGTACCACCATCAATTGGATGTGCTGTCGAGCAAAGTGCTACGCCGTCACCACCAACTGCTGAGTTGTATGTTGTTGCTGTGTTCAACACGTTAGCGCCATAAATTTCCTTGGTTTGCTGGAATGATTCAATCAATCCAAGGTTTGATGGTGCAAACTGTGTCTTATACAGGTTGTCGTCGATTGCTTTGCGGGTAATCGCGTAACCCAAAGCAATTTCAACGTGCTCCTGATTGTACACATAACGCTCACCAGCATTGTTGTCGAAAGCTGTCTGACCACCTTCGGTCTTGAGCTGGGCTAACCCAAGGTAACGCATTTCAGCGGTACGTTCGAGAGCCATTTTCGAATCATGCTTAGTGAAGATTTTGTCGTACTGAGATGGGATCATCTCGTACTTGCCTTCAACGCCACGGAGTCCGGGGAGCAGAAGGTCTTTAATGGAACTGAGATTGACAGCCATTGTTCCTTACTCCTTAGATGCCAGTGAAGTTGCGTGTAGCAACATTGTTGAACGATACAATTGCCCAGTCATATGCCTGACCATTGGCATAAGAGCCAGGGTAGCCAACGAGTGGGTTGTAAATGCCAACCACTTTAAATGGCGCATCCACATTGTACGTTGCTGTGTTGAGAGTTGTGCTATCGAGATAAGCACCAGAAATACCATTTGAGGTATTGCCCGTGCCAATAGCGAAGCCGATGGTTGCGTTAATGTCAGTTGGGAAAGCAAGACCAGTGCTATCTGTCTGAGCCACAAACTTAGCGTTTGGATCATTGACAATATAGCCAGTCACATAGTTGCCAGAAGCAACGTCGCTGCCGGGCCAATAGTTGGACCAAACAGTACGCTTTTGAGCTACTGAAAGATACTGACATCCATAGAAAATACCACCAATACCCAAAGCAGCTGGTGTTGCGCCAGTCGAAGCTGACTGAGCGTAAGTACCATCTGATTGTTGAGTTACTGGATCGCCGTAAAAGATTGCACTTGCATTATAGTCAATGACGACAGCGACCTGCTCATATGTAGGAGCAGAGCCATTGCCTGACCACTGACGGAATCCGAAAGGCGCATTTGTATTTGCCATAACGGAGCCTCCTTTTTTAAGGGAAAAGTCCATCATCGCACGCCGGGGCGACTAAGAACCGATAAGTATGAAGACTCCACGCCGGGGGAGCCAGAGAATTAACTCGTGACACCAAATTACTATGACATGACACAAAAGTAAAGGGCCGCTGTGACACGGCCCTTAAATGACACTATGACATGACACCAATCAAGATTTTGGAACTGGAATTGCTTCGTAGTTCTTCTTGATGTTGGGGTTATTACGCTCAAATGTGCCATCGGGAGACGCGGTGAGTTGAGACTCTTTCACACGAACCTGATCGCGTGCACGACGCAATTCAATGGACTTGATTTCATTCACGATCTCTTCTGGACATTGCATAAGGATCATGCCATCGCGCTCAATCGTGCTATTTGTCCAGCCAGGAGGCATTGTCTCTGGATGGCGGCTGGCAGGTACTTCTTCCCAGCCCTTACGCTTCAATTTCGTAATATAGCTGGTGTCTTCCTGATTAAGTGTGGCTTTACGCTTCCACTCATATGTCCAGCCAGGAGGTGCTGTTGGGGCATCAAAGCGATTTGTGCCCTCATCCATTTCACCGCCCAAATTGCCACGGATTTCCGCAGCGCGACGGGCTGCTTCTGCACGTGGGTCATTTGCACGCATTTCTGGACGCATAGCAGGGCGTTCAACTTGGACTTCCTGCACTTCTTCGCTCAAAATACGTTGCACACGGGCCGCCTTAGAAGGGCGTCCTTTGGCGCGAATTGCTTGAACTTCTGACATTTAACTCTCCTTAATTGAGCCGATTCTGCTCTTTCATCTTGTTGCGATAGTACTCTTGCAGAGAAATGCCGCTGATTCGCGCAGCTTCTGCCTCTGCTTGGGTTAGCGTTGCCGTGCCATTACGATAGTTCGAACCGCCTGGCGCATGCGAAACAGGCGCAGCTGGAGGCGACGAGTTACGCTTTTGACCTTTGGAAGCTTCTGACATTGATGATCCTTCATATGATTTATCTTCCGACTTTTCCTTTTTGCGTATACCCATACGCTTCTCGACAAATTTGAAATATTCCTTGGATTCAACCGGAATATCCCGATCAACCGCATCCTCATGTGCACGACGCATCATGCGGAGAGCCTTTTCATCAGCCAAATGCTTGCGGTTTTCTTTAACCCAATTGGCTGATTTTGGTGTCAGACGCTCAATAATGCCATCAATAACGGCATCATGACTGGGTGGGGCTGGGACTACAGGCTTAGGCGGATTAGCCTTCATTTCCTTGTAGCCATGCTCCAAATCGCCCAATTTCTTGAGGTTTTCAGTCATATGAGCCTGAATATCAGCGGCTTTGTCATAGTCTCCAATAGCCATCGACTCTTTAAGGGCTGACTTCAGGACTTCTTGATCTCGACGCAGACTTTCAATCGCGCCAGACACAAGATGTAATTGACTGTCATTAACTTCATGTGCTGCCGCAGCTGCACGCTCTTGTGCCAAACGAGCAGCCAATTCAGCTTCCGCACGAGCCTTTTTCTCTTTTTCAAGCTTTTTACTGAGCTTTTTAAGAGTTTTTTCGACATCTGGCGCGGGTTTTTCAGGTTGTTTGGCCTCTTCGACAACCTGAACAACAGGCTCATCTGGTTTGGCCTCAACAATTTCTGGCGCTGGGGTATTCTCCCCAAGGTCAATTTCAATTTGCTTTTCTGTTTCTGACATATGTCACTCCTTACCAAACCTGATCGGGATGGATAATCTTTCCTTTGATGTTCACATCATCAATCATGCGGCAAAGCACATTATTGACTGTGATGCTCCAACCATCTGATGGGCGAAAGACAATCCAATCGCCCAATTCAATGTTCATTCCGTTAAACCAAGTGCCTGAAGAGTCTTGGAAGGCATCAGGCCCCATTTTAATTACCAATCCTACTTTAGACTGATAACGATCTTCATCTGTGGTCTTGTCGGTCAAATAAATTCCGGTTTTTGTCTTTTGCGGGCGGATATAAACCGCTGCAAGAATTTGATTGTTGAAGATTTCAATGTTCGAAATGTCACCAATCTCATCCAAAAGCTTTTTACGCGGATCTTCTGCATGTTCCATAATCATAAATGGCATAACTACCCCCTGTCTTTGCCAAGCATTATTGCCTCTGCTTCTTCAATGTATTCTAAAGCTAGACGCAATCCTTCAATCTTACCAACATAATGTCGGTAAGTCGAAATATCAAAAGTTTCACTATTGTAGCCTGAAGCGAGGACCTCTTTCAGTCTCTCAACCTCTTCAACCAGCAATTTAGCAAGCACATTCTGGTAATGTGCAGTGTTCGTTAACATAACCGCCCCCTACGGCCCCCTTATGATATGACGGGCAGGAACACTAAGGGGGTTAATGTCCCTGCCCCAATCCGCACAGTCGGTGTCACTCTGCGAATTACTTGCGTTTTTTCTTCTGGATCTCTGTCTTTTCTAAACGACCTTCACCAGAACCAGCACCCGCTGTCATGTCCTTGTATGAGCTGACAGCCCGACCGCCAGTTTTACGTGGCATAGCTGGAGGCATTGGAGGATGACCCGCAGGTGCACCAGCCATTGGCAAACCAGGTGTCCCCATGCCAGGCATGCCACCCATCAT